TCACTGCCCGCCGACTACCGGCACGATAGAAATTTTCCTGTTGTACCTTGCTGTTTGCGATGCGTTCTTGTGGCCTGATATTTCCTGTTTCTCGTTGAGCGTTCCTGTCAAATCTGAAATTCCTTTTGCTTTCAGATCGTGGAAGGTGAACTGAAAATCTATTTCGGGGAATTTCTCTGCAGCCATTTTCTTTGCTTTCATCCACTGGGCATTAAATGCGTCGCGTGTATAGCGCGATCCTGACTGCTGGTGGATGACGAACAAACTGACCATCCCTTTATTCAGTGGCAACGAATCTGCTAATGCAATCGAATTCGCAAGGCGCTCTGTCCAGGCCTTTATTTGGCTCACCGAAGTCTTACTTTGCTGAATTAAAATTCCTTCATCCTGCAATTGGCTCTTCTTTAAATCCAAAATATCGCCTTGGCGCGCGCAGCACAGGTAAGCCAGTTCCATTGCGATTTTGACGGGTATTGAAGCGAGACTAAATAACGCTTCATATTCTTTGTCAGTTACGTACCGTGTCCGCGCTTGCTCTTTAAACTGTTTAACACCCTGGCAAGGATTCATTTTTACTTTACCTCGCTCATATGCCCACCTGAAAACCCTCGAAATAAACGCTTTTTCTCGGTTTGCCTGAACCCTGCTTTTTACTCCACGCTTATCCATATACTGACGAATGTGCTCAGGTTTAATATTATCCGGTTTCATTTTCCCGAAAACGATATTCACCTTTGTGCTGTACTTGCGGTAGTCCTTACGAGTCTCTGTTGCGAGTTCGTGGAAGTCCCCAGAGCTGAAAAACTCTTCACAAAGCGCAAGAAAATTCGTTCCCACTTTAATATCGTTAATATAATTTTCGTAAGCCGACCATACTTGGGACTTTGTCAATTCTGGGTTGCATAACCTTACCGTTCTACCGTCTGGTGTACGGAATTCATAAGCAGATTTTCCCCGTCGAACGCGGGGCGGCATCCAGTTATCCTCTGGGTTTTTACGGATTCTTGGCATTACATATCCTTAAAATTTGGTTCTTCTTCCTCTGGATTGTTCACTACCAGCTTAAGCCCAACAGGGTTGGATACATGCTCCCATGTTGTTCCTGGCCTGCCGTCTCTACGAGGCACGAAAAAGACCCCGCTTTGTTTCAGAGCTTTGCACTGAAGGGAAGGGCGGCGATAGCCAGTAAGCTGATAAAGATCCTCAGGGGTAAGAAAACGTTGGATTTGTCCGCTCATGAATTTCTTCTCCACTAAACCGGCTGCACCCGGCTACTGTTTATTGAATACGCAAGATGAGCATCCGCCACGGAGTCCATCATTGCAGGTACGGCATCTTATTGTTTCGGTGTGATAGAGCTGGTGGGCCATATCACGCGGTACAATCACCGGCATTGGAACGCGAATAACCAGAGCGCGTAGCCTTTCGATTTCGAGTGCGTGCTCCATTGCGATTTGCTTCCAGTCGGCGGCTTCACCTATCCACCAGGCCAAATCGGATTTAAAGCGGCGCGTACGCCGTTGAATTAGCTTGCTCGCCATAACTGCTCTTTGGTGAATGTCATGGGTTAGTCCTCCCCTTTGAAGTCACGCTCGTGACCATTTTTTTTGAGCATGCGGTCAATAAGGTCAACATATCTTGACCATGCTTTGTCTGACCCCTCATCCCCGCAACCAATCATCGATGCGCATTCATCAGTGAGACGTTTAATTGCTTCAAGCTGCGCATGGGTAACATCCAGTTTCATGCTCATTCCCCTTGATATTGCTCGAACCAGAACACCACTGGCTTAGTCACCACCTCAACCAGTCCGAAACGCTCCGCTGTACAGAAATTGACGCTGTAAGTTCGTGCGCGTTCCGCCTGTGCTGCCACCTGCTCACGAAATCCCTCAACGGGGAATGTCGCTTTGAAGAGGTTGCATGGAGCACAAGCCGGAAACAGGTTTTCGATAGCGTCGTTTTCAGGCCGCCAAAACTCTCCCGTAGCAACTGCACGGCGTGTACCGTCCGATTGCCACTCACTAAACTCCCACTTACGCAACGCCGCTTCGACGTGGTCAGCGTGCCAGCCCTTTTCTGGCAATTCACAACCGCAATAAGCACAGCGTCCACCGAATTTCATGCGCAGTTCTGCGCGCTGTTTCTTCGTGAGTGCCATGTCATTCCCCTTTTACTGAGATGCCCGCTGCGCAGTTAGAGCAGCGATATGGCTTGTACCACTTCTGATATCCCGGTCTTAATCGGCGGTAGCGCTCATCGGTGATGAATTTGATGTATACCGGCGTAGTGCTTTCCCAGGCTATAGCGTTGCCATCTGGAGCGGTCAGCTCAGCGATGCGCTTCTCTGCGGATTCCAGTGCGGATGAACATTCAGCAAGCACAACATCGACGTCAGTATCCAGCGGCGGAACGTGCATGCTTGCGCGGTTAGAGGTGAAGTCAGCAAGCGCTTTTTCGATGCGGTCTTTAAGTGGTTGAGACTTTGTGTCGATGCTCATATCAGCGCATCCTTTCCAGAGTGACGCCAGCGCGAACCAAGTCGCGGCAGTGACTGATTACTTCCGCGCGAGAAGCTCCGCGCCACGGAGAATAAAACGGCTCAAGATTAGTACCTTCCTGCCAGTCGTTTTCTTCCTCAGCCTTTGACATACCTTCAAAATCGGTAGTGTTGTCGATCAGCCATGAGTAAAGAAGCCAGTAACATTCTGATTCGTCCCACTCTCCGCAATAGTCAGGCCCAAACCACGCAACATGCTGTTCGTGCCACACGGTGCCACGATATGATTTGAAACTATCTCCCTCAACCGTGAAGTTATTTCCTCTGATGCTTGGGTATAGCGCCAACAGCAATTCTTTAGCGATCTTCGAAACTTTTTTCTCGATACGCGCTTTTTTGTTTGCTTCCCTGCTCATACCGCACCTCCCTGGCGAAGTTGGGCGGCGAATCGTGGGGGCCTGAGTGTCTCTCACAATTTCGATGGCTCGAGTAAATCCATCCTCGTAGCACTTTTCATCCCGCACTTTGTATGGGCTGCCGAGGGTTTGTGAAAACAGCTCTACTGCTCTCGCGCCAGCTTCGTTTCGCACTTCGGCAAGAAATGCGTCTGTGGCAGGCGTTTCGCTATTGTGAAGTGCGTCATTGATAATCATCGCCGCAACGCCTGCCTGACCTGTATCCATAACCGATACATGTTCAAGAGTTACTCGCATCGCATTCTTCTGCGCCGAGTTCTCTGCCGCCAGAACCGCAAGATCATCACGAGTCTTACGCAATTCCAGAACAGCAACCTGAACCGCATAAGCGAAGGTCGCGCACGCTCTTTCCCCAGCTTTCTCGCTTTCGCGCTGGAAATTGACCGCAATAGTCATCAGTTCTTCCAGCTGTTCGCCAGTCATTGGTTTATTGGCTGTCATGATTGTTTTCCTGTTGCAGTTTGTGTTGCTTAACGAAGTGGGCCACTGCTTTTGACTGGCTAGCTACAATGGTTTTATCACCCACGTCCAGCCAGACAGTTTTACCGCGATAGATTGAGGCCCGACCAATATCCTTGCCGTCGAGCATCACATGCAGGGATTTTCCGCGAATCTCAGTGGTCGGAATTGGCTGTGACATACGGTAGGTTTCGCGTGCTTCAGCAATCGCTTTATGCTCATCAATAATGGATAAGGCTTCAGCCAGGGCAGCACCTTCGAGAGCAAACACACCATCATCACTGATCGCGGCCTGAGCCATCAGCTCGACAAACCGCCGTGCGTTCTTGATGCTGAGTTCTGGAGCGATAGAGCTGCGAGTAACTTTCGTTTTACCCTGTGCAGCCGCAACTGCTTTATCGTGCTGCAAGACTTTGCCAGCGTCTTCGCCATACTCACGAACGCGGTCAACGGCGACATCGACTGACACGGCACCGGATTTAACTTCACGCTGCACGTCATGATTCGCGGTGCTCAGTAATAGCAACTTCTCGACTGTGGCCACTGACTTATTAACCAGCTTTGCAATCTCGCTGGTGGTCTGGTTAAACGCGTTATGAAGCTCCTGGATAACAGCCGCCTGCTCCATATCTGAAAGCGGGAGCTGGTTGTTACTGGTCATGATGCGCGCGAGGCGCTGAACATCGCTGCCGTTAAACGGCATGATGTGGATGCGGTCTACTGGCTTGCCAGCTTCAGCACAGCGAGCAAAACAGCGACGGCGGCGATGTCCTTCGACAACCCACACACCACCTTCATCACGAGCGGTAACTTCCAGCGGAGGGACTGCGCCACCGTTCATCAGATAGTTGAACAGGTCATCATCTGCCTGGCGGGTGCGGTCATCGTCTTCACGTTTGTTGAAACCTTCGCGAACGTGGATATCGGCCAGATCGATAAACATCCCGGTATCGGTGCGCTTAATGACTTTTCCCTGAGTCATCTGTTTGAATGAGTTAGCCATCAGACCGACACCTCGTTTTTCTGAGAAAAGACAACAGGCGGTAGTTCACGTAATTCGCGCTGCGCTTCCAGTGAGTGCACATTTGTTGGTGTCTTTGTGCGGCGTTCTTCGAGACGGTCACACTCTTTAGCCCAGCTTGCGACATCTTCCCGAAGGGTTGCATTTTGTTTGGCTAGTTCTTTACGTTGCGCCACCGCTTCGCAAAGAGTGACGCTGGTGATATCGAGACGGTTAGCAAGCTCATTCATAAGCTGCGCTGAAGCTACTGGTAAATACTTTGCAGCAGCACGAGCTGCATCGATCAGTTGTTCTCTTGTCATGTACATTAGCGCGCCTCCTTCAGCTCATTGAACCGGTTCATGAACAGGCCAAATGCCTGACCAGGGCGAAGGGGAGTAATCTGGAAAACATCAGTAGTCGGAATACCTTCAAGCACCTGCCAAACTGAACCATCATCGATGTCCAGATCACGGCGTTCGGTAGCGAGCATCACCAGATCGGCATATTTAACAACTGCCGCTTGTTCTGGGTTGATCCCGTACTTTTGGCGAATCAGGTCATCAACCAGAGTTTCGATACGTTGATAGTCAGGCAACAAGGCTTTGAGCGGGGCAGGGATGTCCTGACAGTAAGCTTCAGCTGCATCATGCATCAGCGCTTCAAAAGCAAACTCAGCTGGAACGATCAGGCTCGTCAGAACAGAGTGCTGAGCGACGCTGTAGAACTCTGGCAGATGCCCAGCAAAGCGGCAGATATTAGAGAGTGCGTTGGCGATATCTTCGATTTCAATATCGTCAGCGGTAGCAAACTGATAGCTGAACTTCTTACCCGATAGTGTCTGTATGTAGCTCACGTTAGTTTCTCCGTGTTATTTGCGTCCTGCACGACGCTGATTTTTGGTTACACGAATCCCTCGCAAAATTGCGATGAAAAATCATGGGTTTCGTTTTAGTAAGTACCCGAAGTGGGGCACTTAGTGAAACGGGCGACTGCCATCGCCGGTTAGCTTCTCCACACAACTGAAAGCGCGTTCTGCTTTGGGGGTTGATTTAACGAACTGGCACTTAGAGACAAGGGACAGAACGCGCTTTCAGTTGTGAAAAAAAGTGCGGTGGCCAGCAAGGAAAATAAAAAATTCACTGCCACCGCCAAGACTACACACAGCTTTCGTTGTTACAGGGACTACGGATTCAAGTTGTGGTGGTGGTGCCTCCACCTTCCGGGTCAGCCAATCCCGGAGACGTCACACTATCAAGATCGAATTCATTATTAAGTTGAATGATCTGGCTTCGTCACGAGCGCATAGCCGCAATTACCACAACTGGAAGCGCACTCCGTTAAGTTTGCTCACCTGTCTTCCACAACTGGTTGATAGGGAGTGCGCTTTCATGTTGTGTTCGCGGGGTCTACTTCCCTCCTGTCACGGTTCTTTCCCCGCGTCATCGTGCTCCTCTGTTTGCCACGCTGGTCCGTCTACTTCCGGATGTCACTGCCGTCGAGAGTGCTGGCATCTCACTGACCTGATAACTCCCAGGATCAACTGGAGTGGTTGTTATCGCTACCAAAGCGCCACTGTCCAGGACATTTATAAGGACCGTCTCCAAGTGGTAACTCTTCCAGTCCCGCTAAGCACCCGGCGCGATGCTTAGCGTGAATGGCTGATATCCTCGTCTCTTCCGAGGTGTCACACCGTATCGCCAGGATGGTGAATCCCTACAGACTGTCGTTCACGTTGGCTTGCACATTCCGGCTACCCGGAAACCCAATGCAACAAGGGAAGATTCCCGGACCGCTGCGGCACATGTGCCATATACCGTATTCCTTGAAAGTTGTTTATCGGTGTAATGATTAACAACTTTAAGGTGTAATTTAGTTGTGGTTTTGTCTGTTGTCAACAACTTTATGTGGTTTGATTGAACGCTGCAGCAGTGCAAGGATGTGAAAAACAGGAGGCTGTATGGAAGACAAGCTCTACGTATTTAATTACACGCACAATCGAGATAAGCTTTTCAACAACCTAATCAGCATCATAGATGGCATTCTTTCTGATGGTGTGGTGAGGGATGCTGAGATCCTATACCTTGATACTTGGTTGCTGGAGGCGGGAGAGATAATTCAAAATGGAGTGATAAAGGGTTTAAGCTCTCGCATATCAAAAATACTTGCTGATGGCGTTATAACAGACGAAGAAAGGCAGGAGCTTAAAAGCCACCTGATTGATATTCAAAGGGACATACTTGATATACCAGAGGTTGATTTCTTCTCAACTGAATCGGACCTGCATTTGCTTAATGGTCTTTGCAAGGGACTTATCTCAGACAAAAAGTTAGCAGATGAAGAAATTAGATATTTAGATTGGTGGTTAACTCAAAACGGGATGCTTAAAAATAACTATCCTGGTAAAGAGCTTTACACGCTTGTAAAAGATATTCTCAAAGATGGAAAAATCACCACTGAAGAAAGTCAAACTTTACATAAAGCATTAGTGGATTTTACTGGGTGTGATCTTGAAAGCGGAGTCGTTGATGGACTATCAACACGACTACCTATTGATAGCGATACTGATATTAAGTTGGAAGGTCAGGTGTTTTGCCTAACCGGAGTATTTTTGGCGGGCAAAAGAAGCCATGTTGAGGATATTGTGAAGCGTAGCGGTGGGTTGATATCAGACTCGGTTACTAAAAAAATTGATTATTTGGTCATTGGAACTTTATCCTCTCGCGACTGGCGATTCTCCAGTCACGGAAGAAAAATTGAGAAAGCTATATCTTACAGAGACAACGACGGTGTTGATTTAAAAGTCGTCTCGGAAGAAATGCTTTTTGATGCATTACCAAGAACGTGACGACCAAAACACTCTGCCAATAACATGTATTCTTGCTCTGCGCTCGTCAAAGTTGAGTACTTCATCTGGGTACTCTTCTTTGTTGAAGCTTCGCAGAATCAGGCCGCCATCAGGCTGGTTAATTAATACCTTAACTCTTAGAAGCACGCCGTCTCTGATTGCATAAAGATCCCCGTCCCTGATGGGTCTTGATTGCGACATGTCTACTGCAACGTAGTCTCCGTTGTTTAATACAGGTAAGAGACTGTTTCCCCAAATCTGAACTATTCTTGCATTGGATGGGCTAACACCTGCTTTTCTCAGGTCAATTCGTCTAAGAGGAAATAAGTCGACAATATTTTCGATAATCTCTGCTTCACATCCATTTCCTGCTGATAGCTCAATGTCCAGAACTGGGATTTCGGCAAATACTGCCGGATCAAGTCTGGCCGCTTCAGCCTCTTCGATTACGTAGTTAGAGAGCTTTCCATTTTCTTCAATTCCAAGCATTAGCCATTTCTGAGAAACATCTAACACCTTCGCAATCTCTTTGATCTTTCTTGGTTGGAGAGTATCCCCATTCTCTATTTTCGCGACCGACTGCTGAGACAAACCGACCTTGTCAGCCAACTGCGCCTGACTCATGCCCAACTTTTCCCGCGCGAACTTCAATCTTTCAGCAAGTGTGTTCACAACTTTCCCCCCTGTATAAGGCGAGATTACAACTTTATGTTTTAGCTTTCCAACACCTAAAAGTTGTGATAAAAGTTGTGAAGGTTGTATAATGTTTTTAATTAACAACTTTACCACCCATAGATGATAGGAGAAAAACCATGACTCCAGTGCAGAAGGCCTTAACTGAGGCAATCAATGCAGCTGGTAGCCAATCTGAACTTGCGCGCAGGCTAACCGAAATTTCAGGGCAAACGGTGAAGCAGCAACAAGTCTGGAACTGGTTACATCGTGAAAAAAGGCCGCCAGTAAAGCAATCACAGTTTATTGAGCGAGTAACAGGAGTTACCAAAGAACGGCTTCGTCCAGACGTTTTCCATGAGTCTACAAATTCAGCCGCTTAAACATAACCACAGAAACAAGGGGTTAACCGTGGGAATAGAACCTGAATGGAAAGTTGATAAGCAACCAGTTTGGCTGGTGGCCGCTATCAAAAAAACAATCACCGAATTACCTGGCGGATATGCGGAAGCAGCCGAGTGGTTGGGTGTTACTGAAAATGCGTTATTCAACCGCCTTCGCACTGACGGCGATCAGATCTTCCCTCTGGGATGGGCGATGGTTTTACAGCGTGCTGGTGGTTCAAGCCATGTTGCTGATGCAATCGCACGTAATTCGAATGGGGTTTTTGTTCGATTGGCTGACGTGGAAGAAATCGAGAACGGTGATATCAATCAGCGCTTGATGGAATCAGTAGAGTGGATTGGTAAGCACTCGCAGTACCTTCGGAAGGCCACGGCTGACGGTGTTATTGACGACGCTGAGCGCGCCCAAATCGAAGAGAACAGCTATCAGGTAATGGCTAAGTGGCAGGAGCATTTGACGCTGCTTTTCCGTGTGTTTTGTGCACCAGAAAAGAGTGACGCCCGCGAGTGTGCAGCTCCGGGCGTCTTGGCGTGTCGTATCAGTGGAGAAACTAACGCATGAATAGTTTAACGGTAAATCACCGCTTACCGCAACTACGGGGAATTCCCGTACATGGAACCTCGTCGTTTCGGTATGAGCGCATGGTATCAGGCCGCTGGGTTCCGTGTAACCACAGCCGCGCTCTGGCAGTCGTGGGTATCTATTCACGTAAGGCGAAACAACTATGCGCGAACTTGATCGCCGATTTAAAGACCACAGAGGAATCCCCGTCAGAGTTATCAGGTGGGAGCCAGAAACCCGGCGAGTCATTTACCTCAGGGAAGGTTATGAGCATGAATGTTCCAGCCCCCTTGAACAGTTTCAGCGCAAGTTCACAGAGGTAAGGGACGACCATGAGCCTGTTGATGCCATCCCGGCCAATAGTAATTAACCCTGACCTTGCATTCAGCATTGGCCTGAACGAGGCGATTGCTTTGCAGCAGATTAATTACTGGCTGAAAGAAACCACCTCCGGACTGGAGCGTGACGGCGTGCGCTGGATTTACAATACGAACGAGCAATGGCTGGAGCAGTTCCCGTTCTGGTCGGAGTCAACGCTGAAGCGCACTTTCACCCGCCTGAAGAACCTTGGCGTGCTCAAAATTGAGCAGCTAAACAAGTCTCAGCGCGACATGACGAACTACTACACGATCAACTACGAGAGCGATCTTTTAGATGAGGTCAAAGTGACCAAATCGAAGGGGTCAAATTGCACTCTTCCATCAGGTCAAAATGACCTCATGGAGAAGGTCAAAGTGAACCGCTCCAACGGGTCAAAACGAACTGCTGTCATCAGGTCAAAATGGCCTGATGTTCTTACAGAGAATACAACAGAGAGTACTACAGAGAATAAAACCCCTTCTTGTCCGGTTGCGTCGCAACCCGACCCTGAAGTGTTGATCACTGACAACGCAATTCTGGTGTTAACCCATCTCAACCAGGTCAGTGGCTCGCGCTATCAGAAATCAAAAACCTCTCTGGAGAACATCCGGGGACGCCTGCGGGATGGCTACAGCGTTGACGACCTGAAATTGGTTATCGACCTGAAGCATGAGCACTGGAGCGGGAACGACGACCAGTATCAGTACATGCGTCCTGAAACGCTGTTTGGCCCAAAGAAATTCGAATCATATTTGCAAAGCGCATCCCGTTGGGACAGCAAGGGTCGCCCAAAACGTCAGGACTGGGAAGGACAGCGTAAAGCCAATGACCTGATGAGCTTTAGCGCTCCAGACAAAGCGATCCCTGCTGGATTCCGAGGAGCTAAGCAATGAGTCTGATGAAAACTCTCGAAGCGTTCATTGCCGTTAATCCTGGCTTAACCAGCCGTGAGATAGCAGCGGCATTCGCTGATTACTCTGTCGATTCAGTACAGCGCACGGTGTGCAGACTTTACGATTTCAACTTCGCCACTCGCGAGATGCATGGCAACCAGTACCGCTACTACGTAGTTGGTGCAGAAGCTGGTGATCGCTTGCATGAATCGAAGCCAAAAAAAGACACATCTCCACTGTTCAGTAAGGCCAAAGCCCTGATGGCGAAAGGCATGTACCGCCGCGCCGCATCGGTCTGGTTCGAAGCTTTCCGCTGTTCTGAAGGAGGAGCCGAACGCGAGCATTGTTTGAAGCAACGTCAACGCTGCCTGCGGAACGCCAAACAGCCAACATCACAGTGTGACTGGTATCTGGCAGGTAAATTCACCGGGGGACATGAATGAATTATTCACTGATTTACGCCGATCCGCCGTGGGAATACAGCAACACCTGCAGCAATGGCGCGGCAGAAGACCATTACGAAACCATGAAGCTGATTGACATCAAGCGTCTTCCTGTCTGGGAACTGGCTGCTGAAGATGCTGTGTTAGCTATGTGGTTCACCGGTACTCACACCCGCGAAGCGATTGCGCTGGCTGAAGCATGGGGCTTTAAGGTCAGGACGATGAAGGGATTCACCTGGGTAAAATTCAATCCACTGGCGGAACAGCACATCAACAAAGCGCTGGCCTCTGGAAATGTTGAAGACTTCTACGACTTCCTCGACCTGCTGAACGTGCAGACCCGCATGAATGGCGGCAACTATACCCGCGCCAACACGGAAGACATGCTGATCGCCACGAGAGGCAAAGGACTGGAACGACTGAGCGCCAGTGTGAAGCAGGTGATTTACAGCCCGCTCGGTGAGCATAGTCAGAAACCTGCAGAAGCGCGTTTCCGCCTTGAACAGCTTTACGGTGACGTTTCGCGCATTGAACTGTTCAGCCGTTGCGGCGCTCCTGGCTGGGACCACTGGGGCAATCAGGCGGTGTCACCGGATGTAGAACTCGTATCAGGCTGGGCTGTACCGATCTCCAAATCGAAGGAGCGTGCTGTGGTATGGCTGGAGTTGCAAGGGGTGAAGCTATGAAACTCGTTCTCCCGTTCCCACCCAGCGTGAACACTTACTGGCGCGCTCCGAACAGCGGCCCGCTCAAAGGTCGTCATCTGATCAGCGCAAAGGGCAGGGCATACCAGAGCGCGGCATGTGCAGCTATTGTCGAGCAACTTCGTTGCCTGCCTAAACCATCCAATTCACCGGCTGCGGTTGAGATCGTTCTCTACCCACCAGATGCCCGCTGCCGTGATATCGACAACTACAACAAAGCGCTGTTCGATGCGCTTACTCATGCTGGCGTGTGGGAAGACGACAGCCAGGTGAAACGTATGCTGGTGGAATGGGGGCCAAAGGTAGCCGGTGGAAGGGTAGAACTTACGATCACCAACTACCACAAAACTGACGGACAAAATAGCGATGCATTGGTGCGTGAATGAGTGTAAGTTACGAGAGTCAGCGAACCGGGAGTGCAGACCCGCTCGCACTACAACAAGTGGAGAGACCGATGAATCAGTTATTCGTAATTGATGGCGTTTCCGTACGCCGTGATTTAGATGGCCGTTTTTGTTTGAATGATTTACACCGGGCTGCTGGTGGAGAAAAACGACATCAACCTTCCAACTGGGCATCACTGTCCCAGACTCAAGAATTAATTGCTGAAATTTCGAGCGCTCCTGATATCACAGGAGCGGTTCCCATTGTCACCATTGCAGGTGGTAACAATCAGGGGACATTCGTTTGTAAAGAGCTGGTTTATTCCTACGCGATGTGGATCAGCCCAAAGTTCAACCTCAAAGTAATCCGCACCTTTGATGCCGTCCAAAAGTCCACAGCACCGTTAATCACATCCGATAAAATTCAGGCAGGCATCATGCTGCTCGAATCTGCTTCACGTACTCTCAACCTTTCAAACTCATCAAAACTTGGCGCATATCAGAAGCTACAGCAGGTAGCTGGCTTACCTGATCTGATGCCGCACTATGCGATTGATGCGCCAGCCGGTGCGCAAGATGGTTCAAGCCGTCCAACACAATCACTTAGCGCACTTCTCAAATTAAAAAACATCCGCATCACCGCCAATCAGGTCTATCACATGATGTCTCGCTTGGGTATCGTAGAGCAAAAAGAACGCCGTAGCCGCTCTGGCCATAACGGCATTAAAAAGTTCTGGTCGCTAACTGCTAAGGGTTGCCTGTACGGAAAGAACATCACCAGCCCCGCTAATCCTCGCGAAACGCAGCCGCACTTCTTTGAGTCGAAGTTTGCGGAGCTTTTAAAACTCATCGATATCGTGGGCTGAGGTAATTGTGAGAGCTTTACTGACACCTGAAATTGCACCCATCTCCGGGGTTGTTTTATTCCGACCAGGTAGTGAGTTGCTTTGGTTATTTCGTCAGGGAAGGGTAGTCATCGAAACGCCGGGTGAGGCGATGGCTGATCTACCTTCCGGCGTCATCCCTGCTGCATATCAGTCACTGACAGATGATGTCAGTATGCATCCGATATTTGAGCATGAGCGCGTGATTCAGCGCGCCGGTGGCTTATCGTGTCTTGATGCGTGGCTTGAGCGCAAATTCGAATGCCAGTGGCCGCATAACGACTGGCACGCTAATGATTTTACAATCATGCGGCATCAGCCAGGCAGCATCCGTTTGTGCTACGGATGTGATAACCAGATTCGTGATCATTCCACTGTTCAGCTTGCAGGCATTGCCCGTAAAAACCTGGTATCCTGGCTGATATGGACTGTTAACGGCCAATTAGGCTTCAACGATGACCACGTTCTCACACTGCCAGAGTTTTGCTGGTGGATGGTGAAGAACGATCTGGCTGACCTGATACCGGAATCAGTAGCAACCAAAGCGCTAAGAATTGAGCCAGAAGTTATCAGGTCAGTGATGCGCGAGAGCGACATTGCCCCGCGTGTTCCTGCAACGCAGCTGCTACAGGAGAAAGTTAAAAAGATAGTTTCAGTGAAGGTGAATCCAGAATCACCGGAATCCTTCCTGCTAAGACCCAAGCGTAACCGCTGGGTAAACGATAAATACACGCGTTGGGTGAAATCTCAGCCGTGTGTCTGCTGCAATCAACAGGCAGACGATCCCCACCACCTGATTGGTCACGGGCAGGGTGGAATGGGTACGAAGGCGCACGACCTGTTTGTGTTACCTCTGTGCAGAGAGCATCACGACGAGTTGCACGCTGATCCTGTGGCATTCGAAGCGAAATACGGCGACCAGTTAACGCTGCTGTTTCGGTTTATTGATCGTGCGCTGGCAATCGGCGTACTGGCGTAGTGGAGACGCATAATGATTAACCCTTCTGAAGTTGGCAAATCCGGCGAATTGGTTCGCCTCCGCACACTCGAAAGCATCTGGACTCAGGGCAAGCTGCGCATGTGGGGCCGATGGTCATACATCGGCGGTGGTTCTGGCGGGAACATGTTCAACACGCTCCTTGCATCCGGGAAAATCACCAAGACAGCAATCAATGAAGCGCTGCGCCGTATGAAGAAATCAGGATTAACCAAACCTGAGCTGGAAGCGTTCTTCAAAGAGATCCTCAACAGTAAAAACAAAAGCGGCCTGGCGTTCTGCTCTGACGATGAAGGCCTGAAGATTGATGGCGTCATTGCCAGCGTACTGATGAATGATGATTACCGTTCTCTCTACGGCGTGATTGTTGACCGCCACCGACTCCGTAAGAGCAAGCTCCAGATGGCTAATGAACTGCAGGCCAAACACCTTGACTGGACACTAATCACATGCCGCCGTCGCATTGATACCTGGCTAAGTCTGGCGGAATCGATGCTGTACGCGCCACTTTGTGATGCGTTCGGCACCAATAGCGACAGATTTGAGTTGCCAAGTGAGCAACAAAGTGCTTAAATTGTGGTAGGCTTGGGACGTTGAATCGAACTGAGCAATAGTAACTAATCGAAGCCCGCCATAGTGTGGGCTTTTTTGTTATGATGCCTCTAAAAAGGAGGTGTTATGGACTGGCAAGGCATTCCGTTTCCGCTTAATGGAAACATTGGATTATTAATCGAGAAAATTCCTCATCTTGATATAACTACTAGTTCTGGTTTCGGTTGGGATACAGTTGTTGCAAGTGTTGCTGGAGGTATCATCGCATCAGCGATACCTGCTGCAATTGCTTGGTGGTCAATTAGGAATAATAATAGAACTCTGCGTGAAGATAGACAGAGGCAGTTTGAGGATTTTGAGAGCAGTAGAAAAACACAAATAACGATTGCTGATGAAAGTCGAAAAGCTCAAATTATTGCGGCAAACAGACTGGTATGGATAAAAGATCTAAGAGAGGCGTCAGCAGAATTTATTTCTAGCGCTTATAACACCTTGGCTCAGTGCCAGAAAGTTGTAGCTCTATTGAATATTTTTGATAATCAGCATTCACAATCTCAGGTTGCGGTAGATTACCCTGATTCAATTATGCAAGCCAAACATGATGCACATGATTCGTTTGTTCGTTTGGTGCTCCATACTACTAGGATTAAAATGATGCTCAATCCTGAAAGAATGGAACATATTAAAGTCATGGGGTTAATGGATGATTTAAAGAAACATGCGGAGAACATGGTCAAACACCGGACCAATATTGACGGTGATAAAGCTAATGGAAGTATAAATAACTTTATTGTCGACATGCAGCGTCTTTTGAAAGAAGAGTGGGAAAAAGCTAAAAAAAATTCATAGGGCTATTAATTAAGTCACTTTTACTGCTGTTTTTTTAAAGCTCACTATTAAGTGAGCTTTTGTATTTTCAATTTTTAAAGTTTGCTATGGCTTTCGTCTTCCCTCTTAAATTACTGAACTTCATTCTCGCCCATCCATACAGCTAACCACTTATCTACGATCGCATTGGATGAGGCGAATCCCCTTTTACACACAGCACCCGCAACATAGCGAGGTGAGAGCATGTACCGAATGGACAAACTAACGACAGGCATTGCCTATGGCGCATCAGCAGGAAACGCCGGGTTCTGGATGTTCCAGGTGCTAGATAAAGTCAGTCCATCTCAATGGGCGGCAATTGGTGTGTTAGGTAGCCTGCTTTTTGGCTTGCTTACGTACCTGACAAATCTTTATTTCAAAATCAAAGAGGATCGGCGCAAAGCCGCGCGAGGTGAGTGATGGGAAACAGAGCGAAGCTTAGCGCTGCAATGATCTCCCTGATTGCTGCTGGCGCATCAGCACCGATTTTATTTGATCAGTTCATTAGTGAGAAAGAAGGTAATGCGCTCGTGTCCGTCATGGACCCTGGCGGAGTGTGGTCGCTTTGCCACGGCGTAACGGTCATTGATGGCAAGCCAGTTGTCAAAGGGCAGAGAGCTACTGAGTCACAGTGCAAGAGAGTCAACGCCGTTGAGCGTGATAAGGCGCTTGCATGGGTGGACCGAAATATTAAGGTTACGCTCACCGCACCACAGAAGGTAGGCATTGCCTCATTCTGCCCATACAACATCGGTCCCGGTAAATGCTTCCCCTCCACATTCTTTCAGCGGATCAATGCTGGCGATCGTAAAGGCGCATGCGAAGCGATTCGCTGGTGGGTTAAAGACGGTGGTCGTGACTGCCGACTGACCAAAGGCCAGAAGAACGGCTGTTATGGTCAGGTCGAACGCCGTGACCAGGAAAGCGCGCTAACGTGCTGGGGGATAGACCAGTGAGCCCAAGCAGTATTTGTTTCATTGTTGCTGGAATACTGGCAAGCCTCAGAATGACGGGGTGGGGATGGTTCCTCTTTGTTGGAGTAATTCTTCTATGAGCCGCCTCACTGCAATCATCTGCGCGGTTGTCATTTGCCTCCTAGTTTCGATGGCATGGGCGATTAACCACTACCGTGATAACGCCATCACCTACAGAGACCAGCGCGATAAGGCCACTGAGAAACTCAGCCTGGCTAACGCCACAATCACTGACATGACAACCCGGCAGCGAGATGTTGCTGCTCTGGATGCCAAATACACACAGGACCTTGCTGATGCGAAAAAGCAGCTTGATGATCTGCAGCGTTGCGTTAGTTCTGGTAAGTGCGGGTTGCACGTCAACGCCAGATGTCCCGCGAACGGAACGACCAGCACCGGCAGCATGGGCGATGCTTCCATCCCCCGACTTACTGACTCCGCTGAACGGGATTATTTCACCCTCAGAGAGCGAATCGTCACAGTGACGAAGCAGGTTGGTTATCTGCAGGAATACATCACCACGCAGTGTCTGAAATAGAGCCTCGCAATAGCGGGGCTTTTTAATAACTGAGGATTCTCAATGATCGCAACAATCGGGACAATTCTGGTTTGGTTGATTATAGGCGCAGTGGGTATTGCTGGCCTGATATTCGCCTTCATCGGCTTCATGCTCTTTATCAGCTGGCCGAAGTGATGTTGACTGTTAGCCATTACAAAGCTCATCTGCTGGTGAGTTTGGTAATAGTTACATCGATAAATAATGCATAAAAGCAGTTGATTGTGCTGTGATGTAGCATGAGACGCACTTAAAAGCGCTGTCAAACAACACATGTGCGACCATCTCATTCTTAATGGGTGTGTATTTTTTTATAATGTATACACTCAGCCCACCTCATCTGAATTGTCCATCAGGCAGGTGTATTGAGTATCTTGAAGTCTTAGCTCTCCTGGGTGGCTCCGGATTATTTTGATTTTCACGATGAACAATGCTTTCAAAGGCCATGTGGTAGCATGGCCTTTTCTAACTATCTGCGATTTATCAAGTAGAAGCGCCCCCCTGTTTAAAACAGATGCAGGACTGGATTGAGGTAGTTTATGAAAAAGGTTTTGATCTTCTTCAATTCGCAGCAGGCTGAAGTCGTTAATGTGCTCAAACCTGTTACAGCCATCATGCGAAGGTACCCAAACGGGGATGAAGTTTCGTTAAAAATAATGCTTTCCGGGGTTCATTCATTAACCGGGGATCATATTGAGATTTATGTCGCTTCTGACCGCGAACTCACTAATGACGAAGTTGTAAGTGCAGTGAATAAATACCTGTAAATATAACTTACTGACCTTTGAAGACACTTTGATCCTCTTGGTTATCAGGCCGCTTTAAAATTTACATTGAATAGAGATTATGGTGAATCCCCCTAAGCGGCGGGGCTAAGTAACCCGATAGCTCCTCTTCACCAGGGCTCATCGTGAACTTCTGAAGCAGCGAGTCATGGGGGTTATCCCAAAGGCTCACCGGGAGGCACCCGGCACCATATGCCAAAGCCCTTGCATCTCTGCAGGGGCTTTTTATTGCCATTACCATGGACAGATTTATCGTGGCGCCTTATCCCCTAGCGCGGATAAAACTTAATTATCCCCGCTAGGGGATAAGAGACACCATGTATCGGCGCTTCGCACGCGCCCAATGACGAGAGTCTTTCAGTAGTGAGCCTGGGTAATGCCGTTAGGTAGCGTTTACCTCTCGGGAGGTATTGCTGTGCGGCAGGCTCACACCTAAAAGGAAACGCCCATGAGAATCACAGTTCTGGATGATGATTCAGGCATAAGGACCAATCCAGTCCAGGAACGGTATACAGTCTAAAGGCGATGGCTGGAAGTTTAGCTCGAACGATGATCGCAAAAATCTTGAATATCAACAATATTAATGTGTACAACCAGAACCTGATTGTTTAGTTTTAACAGTTAGTAAATGTCTAGCAATCAATAATTTAACTTAGGTTAAGGTTTACATGAGACTCATAACAGCTTTGTTTGTAACGCTTTTGCTTACCGGGTGTACCAACTACTCTGCACACCAACCTTATCGCTCTTCTAATGGTGAGCAGATGCTCATTAGCGCCAATATACCCAATGGCATGTTGAAGTTGTGGGTGAATGACGTTTTGGTTGTTGATGACACAATCCTTAACCAGGATAAAAGCCTCTCGGCTGCTTTCAGCCAAAGCTATACAAACGTTTATAATGGCATCTACAAGGGAAAAAAAATTATGGCGCGCTGTAAGTTTTCCCGTGACGCGAAAGAATGTGATGTCTTCGTCGACGGCGAATATGCAGCGAACCTCTACCTGAGATAGATGTGGCGTCATAAGCATTACAGCAGGCATTCACTGAGTGCTTGCGATAATGCTTTGTTTCGGTAAAGGGTGGGGTTAATCTACTAACTCCATTAGTTTTTTGGGGTTTTTATGGCTCGCTGGTTTTACTGCGTCGAATTGTTTAAAGATGGGAAATTTGAGAACAAGGTTTCTGGAATCTATCCTGAGGTAGAAGACGCTACACTCACCGAAATGGCCAGATTAGATGATCCTAAAGCCGTTTATGACTCTATCGTATGGCTTCATTCTGTAAAAGATCCTTTAGTTCAAGTTATTTTTACAGCCTTAAATAAGGTCTAACTAAGCCTTTCTCTTCATTTATTGCAAGCCACTTGCATCCGCTGGTGGCTTTTTTATTGCCATCACTGTGTTAGACCCATCGTAATGTCTTTATCCCCGGCAGATGATATGTGGAGCTCATATGGCCAGAATCTCTTATTACAATGTTTTTATCCAACCAGTCAGAGGAAAAGAGTTTCACGCGGGTGTTACTAATGATTCTGTGTTGAGAGTGGTCGATGGATTCCTTATTTTCGAGCACAGAGAAACCCGTCACAAAATGGGTTTAAGCGTCTCACAAGTTGCCTTTTGGCGTCTCGAACCGGAATACCTCGATGCCACCAAGAACGCCTAAGGCCTGCCGTGTTCGCGGCTGCCGTTTGACAACCGCAGATCCATCAGGTTACTGCGAATCCCATAAAGGCGAAGGCTGGAAGCAATACAAGCCAGGCCAGACCAGACACCAGCGTGGATATGGCACTAAGTGGGACATACTCCGCGCGCGTATTCTCAAGCGAGACAACGGGTTGTGTCAGGACCACATGAAGCGAGGCATCGTGAAGCAAGCCTCATGCGTTGACCACATCATACCGAAGGCTAAGGGCGGCACAGATGCCGACTCCAACCTCCAGAGCCTCTGCTGGTCATGCCACGCCACGAAGACCGGGAAAGAAGGCCGCAAGTGAGAGTGATTGTCATTTAAACAGCCAGGGGGAGGGGGAGGTCAAATCTCTGCAGACCCTTGCCTTCCGGACTGCCCGCCTCCTCGTATTTTTATACCCGCGTAAAATCAATTTTAACCAGGAGCATCGCTTATGGCTGGAACGGCGGGGCGTTCCGGGCGTCGCCCCAAGCCAACGGCGCGCAAGGAGCTGGCTGGAAACCCCGGTAAGCGAGCCCTGAATAAAGAAGAACCGGTGTTCACGCCCATCAAGGGTGTGGCTCCCCCGGAATGGTTTACAGAAGATGATGGCTTGCCGCTGGCTACCATCATGTGGGAAATGACCACCAAAGAATTATGCGGTCAGGGTTTGCTTTGCGTGACCGACCTTGCTGTGCTCGAGCGCTGGTGTGTCGCTTATGAATTCTGGCGTCGTGCGGTGAGAAATATTGCTAATGATGGGCTCACCATTGTTGGTGCGATGGGCGGCAAGATTAAAAACCCTGAACTCACCGCCAAGAAAGAACAGGAATCGGAGATGAGTTCTACCGGTTCTATGCTGGGCCTTGACCCCAGCAGTCGCCAGCGTCTGATCGGCCTCGCGGGCCAGAAAAAAACCTCCAATCCATTCCTGAAGATGATTAGCTCATGACGCGGAAATCGTACCCCAACGTAAATGCTGCGAACCAGTACGCCCGTAACGTTGTGCGGGGGAAAGTCCCGGCGTGCCAGTATGTCGTTCAGGCCTGTCAGCGACATATCGATGATATGGCTCAGGAGAAGAGCAGGAAATTCCGGTACCGCTTTGATAAAGATATGGCGGAAAAAGCGGCGAAGTTTATTCAGTTACTGCCCCATACAAAGGGCGAATGGGCATTTAAACGCATGCCGATCACCCTGGAACCCTGGCAGTTATTCATTATTTGCAGCGCCTTCGGCTGGGTGCAAAAAGGGTCAAAACTCCGTCGATTCCGCGAGGTCTACACGGAGATCCCGCGCAAGAACGGCAAGTCAGCGATCTCGGCGGGTGTGGCGCTCTACTGTTTCACCTGTGATAACGAGTTTGGTGCTGAAGTTTATTCAGGCGCAACGACAGAAAAACAGGCGTGGGAGGTGTTCAGGCCTGCACGGTTGATGTGCAAGCGCACGCCGTTGCTGGTGGAGGCATTCGGTATAGAGGTGAATGCCTCAAACCTGAACCGTCCTGAAGACGGCGCACGCTTTGAGCCGCTGATAGGTAATCCCGGCGACGGTTCTTCGCCGCACTGCGCAATAGTCGACGAATACCACGAACATCCAACTGATTCGTTATATACCACGATGCTGACAGGTATGGGCGCGCGCAGACAGCCGCTTATGTGGGCGATCACCACTGCGGGTTACAACATCGAAGGCCCATGTTACGACAAGCGGCGCGAAGTTATTGAGATGCTGAACGGAACCGTTCCGAATGAGGAACTGTTTGGCGTGATCTTTACGGTCGATGAAGGCGACGACTGGACTGACCCAAAGGTGTTGGAGAAGGCAAACCCGAACATGGGGGTGTCGGTCTACCGCGACTTCCTTCTCAGTCAGCAGCAACGCGCTATCAACAATGCCCGTCAGGCGGGTGTGTTCAAAACAAAGCACCTGAATATCTGGGTTGCGGCGCGCGCGGCATTCTACAACCTGGTGTCCTGGCAAAACTGCGAGGACAAGACGCTGACGCTGGAAATGTTCGAAGGCCAGCCAAGTGTGCTGGCATTTGACCTTGCGCGAAAACTGGACATGAACAGCATGGCGCGGGTGTTTACCAGGGAGATCGAAGGCAGGACACATTATTACTGTGTGGCTCCGCGTTTTTGGGTGCCTTATGACACGGTATTTAGCGTCGAAAAAAATGAGGATCGGCGCACAGCGGAACGTTTTCAAAAATGGGTTGAGATGGGATTGCTGACAGTGACTGATGGGGCTGAGGTGGATTATCGCTATATCCTCGAAGAGGCGAAAGCGGCGAATAAACTAAATCCGGTTAGTGAATCGCCCATTGACCCGTTTGGTGCCACAGGTCTTTCACATGATCTTGCCGACGAAGAACTCAACCCCATCACGATCACCCAGAACTACACCAATATGTCGGACCCGATGAAAGAACTGGAGGCTGCTATTGAATCGGGCCGTTTTCATCATGACGGTAACCCGATCATGAGCTGGTGTATCAGTAACGTGGTTGGCAAGTATCTGCCGGGTAATGACGATGTTGTCAGACCCATCAAAGAGCAGAACGAAAACAAAATCGATGGCGCAGTCGCGCTTATCATGGCCATTGGGCGTTTGATGCTGTACGAAAAAGTCGACTCATTGTCTGACCGCATCGAATCTCACGGCATACGCTCACTTTAACCGAGGCGTTTATGGTCCTGACAATTATCACTCTGCTGGTAGGAGTGCTGGGTGCGCTTTTGCTCTCACTGGGCGCGTGGCTGATTTATCCCCCGGCTGGCTATATCATGGGTGGGATACTGTGTCTCTCCTGGTCCTGGATGGTCGCTAAGTCGGTTTCCGCACCGCCAGTGAAATCAGCAGGAGGCGACTGATGTTTTTTCCAGGTATGTTCGTAAAAAACAGCCCGCCAGCTTACACGACGGCTGACCTTTCGCAGGACATCGGACTCACGTATGACACTTATACAGGTAAGCGAGTCAGCAGCCAGCGTGCCATGCGCCTGACTGCCGTATTTGCCTGTGTCAGGGTTCTCGCGGAGTCCATAGGCATGTTGCCTTGTAGTCTCTTTAAGAACACAGGCAAAGGCAAAGAAAAAGCAACCAGTGAAAGGATTTACAAGCTTCTTACCCTCAAACCTAATGGCTATATGACGCCCCAGGAATTCTGGGAACTGGTGATTCTGTGTTTGTGCCTGAGGGGAAACTTCTACGCATATAAAGTGAAAGCGCTTGGCGAAGTTGCGGAGCTTCTGCCCATTGATCCCGGAAGTGTGGTTCCGAAACTGAACAGCAACTGGGAGCCTGTATATCAGGTGACATTTCCAGACGGTACAACAGACATCCTTGGCCAGGATGACATCTGGCATGTACGTATTCTCACCCTTGACGGGCTGGTTGGTCTGAATCCCATTGCTTATGCCAGAGAGGCTATTTCGCTGGGGCTGGCCACTGAAGAGCATGGTGCCAGGTTATTCGGTAATGGAGCCGTGACATCGGGTGTCCTTCGTACTGAACAGCAACTCAGTGATTCAGCTTATCAGCGGCTAAAAAGTGATTTTGAAGAGAAGCATCAGGGGCTGGGTAATGCCCACAAACCGATGATCCTTGAAATGGGGCTGGACTGGAAATCGATGGCGCTCAATGCAGAGGACAGCCAGTTTCTGGAAACCCGAAAATTTCAGCTGGAAGAAATCTGCCGACTTTTCCGCGTCCCAATGCACATGGTTCAGAACACTGACAGGGCCACGTTCAGCAACATCGAAGAACTTGGCATGGGGTTCATTAACTATTCACTCGTTCCCTATCTGACGCGTATCGAACAACGAATCAATATTGGCCTGGTAAGAGAATCAAAGCAGGGGACTTACTACGCGAAGTTCAATGTTGGCGCATTACTGCGCGGCGACATGAAGTCGCGCTTTGATGCTTATGCCACTGCTATCAACTGGGGTATGTATTCTCCAAATGACTGTCTTGAACTTGAAGATCGTAACCCGCGTCCAGGGGGAGACATCTACCTGACGCCAATGAACATGACCACGAAGCCGTCTGACGGCAGCAAGAAAATCCAAACCGAGGAGCAACGAAATGCCGATGACTAAACAGCGGCTGGACATTCCGCTGAAACTGAAATCTGTCAGCGATAGCGGAGAATTCGAAGGCTACGGATCCGTGTTTGGTGTGAAAGACAGTTACGACGACGTGGTCGTTCCCGGTGCGTTCAGCAAGTCTCTGCAAACCTGGAGAGAGAAGAGTTCCCTTCCCGCCATGCTCTGGCAGCATCAGATGAACGAACCCATCGGTATCTATACCGAAATGAAAGAGGACGATGTTGGTCTGTATGTGAAGGGGCGATTATTAGTTGATGATGATCCCCTCGCCAGACGCGCTCACGCTCACATGAAGGCCGGTTCTCTAACCGGCCTTTCTATTGGTTACATGCTCAAAGACTGGGAGTACGACAAAACAAAAGAGGTCTTCTTGTTGAAAGAGATTGACCTCTGGGAAGTCAGCCCGGTGACATTCCCGTCGAACGACGAGGCGCGCGTCAGCGATGTTAAAAGCGCGTTTGCCCGCGGTGAGATGCCGTCACAAAAAAGTATCGAAAGAGTCCTGCGCGATGTTGGGCTCTCACGTACCCAGGCCAAAGCATTCATGGCCGGGGGATATAGCACACTGAATCTGCGCGACGCTGACGATGTGGACTCTGCACTGAATGCACTCAAGCACATCACCTTTTAATCTGGAGTAAAAAACATGGCAGTAGATATTAAAGATGTAGAGCAGGTCGCGCAGGAGCTGCAGGCGAAATTCGACGACTTCAAAGCCAAAAACGACAAGCGCATTGACGCTATCGAAAGCGAGAAAAGCTCGCTTTCTGGGCAGGTCGATACGCTGAACGGCAAACTGACTGAACTGGATAGCCTTAAGTCAGATTTAGAAGCTGAATTGCTGGCGCTTAAGCGACCAGGCGGCCCGCAGCAGCAGTCCAAAGCCTCGACCGAGCATAAGACAGCCTTTATGCAGTTTATGCGTAAAGGTGACGATGATGGCCTGCGCGATTTAGAACGCAAGGCGCTGCAGGTCGGAACCGACGAAGATGGGGGTTATGCCGTACCAGAAGAACTGGATCGCAACATCCTGACCCTGCTGAAAGACGAAGTCGTGATGCGTCAGGAAGCGACGGTGATGACCATTGGCGGCTCGGATTATAAAAAGCTGGTTAATGTTGGCGGTACGGCGTCTGGCTGGGTAGGTGAAACCGATCTTCGTCCGGCAACGGATGCGTCCAAACTCAAGCTGATTGAGCCGTTCATGGGTGAAATCTACGGTAACCCGCAGGCCACGCAGAAAATGCTGGATGATGTATTTTTCAACGCTGAAAACTGGATCAACAGTGAGCTTGCGATTGAGTTTTCTGAGCAGGAAGAAATTGCCTTTACCACCGGTAATGGAACCAAGAAGCCTAAAGGTTTCCTGGCTTATGCATCCAGTATTGCAGACGATAAAACACGGCCTTTCGGGACACTCCAGCACATCCTCTCAGGTTCTGCTGCTGCCGTTACCTCAGATGCTATCGTGCAGTTGGTTTACACGTTGCGCAAAGCGCACCGTAATGGCGCTAAGTTCATGATGAACAATAACAGTCTCTTCAAGATCCGTATTCTTAAAGATCAGGAAGGTAACTATCTGTGGCGTCCAGGGCTTGAGCTCAATCAGCCTTCCACGCTGGTGGGTTATGGCATCGCTGAAAACGAGCAAATGCCGGATATTGCAGCAGATGCCAAAGCGATTGCTTTCGGTAACTTCAAACGTGGTTATACCATTGTTGACCGCATCGGTACCCGTGTGCTGCGCGACCCCTACACTAACAAACCCTACGTTGGTTTCTATACCACTAAGCGTACAGGCGGAATGCTTGCTGATTCTCAGGCAATCAAACTTCTGCAAATTGGCGCTGTGGCGCCATAACTCGAATGGGGCGAAAGCCCCATTTTTTAGAGGACACACCATGTTTAAGCTTTTAGCAGAGTTGAAATGGTCACCTGACGGTTGCCGGGTTGAAACTATTCCCAGGGGTGAGCATGAAGATCTTCCCGAGCGGGCGGTAGAGATTGCTATTCAATTAAGCATTCTTGACCAGCCTGCAGGTGAACAAAATACTGGCCAGCAGCCAGAGCAGCCAGAGCAGCCAGAGCAGCCAGAGCAGCCAGAGCAGCCAGAGCAGCCAGAGCAGCCAGTTAAGAAAGTGAAAAAATAACCCGCGTCGCGGGTTTTTTTATGGGGGATGCCGATGCTTGTTGAATTGAGCGAAATCAAGAGCCAGCTTCGGCTGGAACCCGATTACACAGAAGAAGATGATTATCTGACACTGATCGGTGAGGCTGCAGAAGCAAAAACTGAGTCATATCTTAACCGGAGGCTATATTCGCAAACGGAAACAATTCCGGACAGTGATCCCGATGGTATGTATCTGACAAAAGATATCAGGCTGGGATTGTTGTTTCTGATCACCCACTTTTATGAAAACCGCTCGACTATCAGTGAAGTTGAAATGGTGGAGATGCCATTAACTTACACCTGGCTTGTTGGGCCACATCGGTTCTTCCCGCAATGAAACTCCGGCAGGCGCAAACAAGCGCGACCTATTTACTTCCCGATCCCGGCGAACTGGATAAGCGGGTACAACTGCGTAAAAGGGTGGATGTTCCCACGGCTGATTACGGTACCGAACCCGAATACCCGGTTTCATTCGGCGCCTGGGCAAAGATAGTGCAGACCAGCGCAACCACGTACCAGGAAACAGCGCAGACCGACAATGCGATCACTCATTACATCACTCTTCGCTGGCGCAGCGGCATCACGTCTGACTTCGAAGTAGTCAATGGTGATGAGGTGTACCGCGTTAAGCGCGTGCGCGACCTCAACAGTAAGCGGCGTTTTCTGCTTCTTGAATGTACTGAGCTTGGCGTTGATACCGCAGCGACCGGAGGCAATGGTAATGGCGACTCCCTTTTTTCACGTTGATTTTCAGCAGCCGAAAGAGATGCGCTTTAACCGGGCACGCGTCCGGCGAGCGTTTATCCATATCGGCCAGCGCCATATGCGCGATGCGCGCCGACTGGTGATGCGGCGCGGGCGCTCTGAACCCGGTGAGAATCCGGGGTACCAGAGCGGTCGCCTGGCGAAATCCATCGGCTACATGGTGCCAAAAGCCAGCAAGAATCGACCTGGCTTTATGACGCGTATCGCGCCGAACCAGCGAAACGGGCAGGGGAACCGTCTGATCACGGGTGACTTCTACCCTGCCTATCTGTTTTATGGCGTCCGTGGTGGCGCTAAGCGCCGCCGCAGTCATCATCGCGGCGCATCAGGGGGAAGTGGCTGGCGGCTGGCTCCGCGCAGTAACTTCATGACTGAAACGCTCAACAAAAACAGCCCGTGGACACGCTATTACCTGGCGCGTGAATTACGACTGTCTCTTAAACCGGAAAAACGACGCTGATGAAACTCACCCCCATCATCGCTGCGCTGCGCGCCCGATGCGATATTTTTGAAAACCGCGTGGCCGGTGCTGCACAGTTTAAGGATTTGCCAGAAATCGGAAAAATGCGCCTTCCGTCTGCTTATGTTGTTCCTGGCGATGATTCACCAGGCGAACAGAAAAGCCAGACAGATTACTGGCAGAATTTGACCGAGGGCTTTTCGGTCATCGTATTTGTCAGTAACGGGCGTGACGAGCGGGGTCAGTTTGCTTCATACGATGTGGTTCACGATGTGCGGCAGATGTTGTTTAAGGCGCTGCTCGGCTGGAACCCGGAAGAGCGCGGCAATCCCATCACCTATACAGGCGGCACGCTGCTCGATGTGAACCGTCATGAGTTGAGTTATCAGTTCGATTTTTCTGTTGTCACTGAACTCTCAGAAGACGACACCCGACAGCAGGACGAACTGAACGACCTGGATGATTTCAAAACGTTGTCGATTGACGTGGACTTTATCGATCCCGGTCACGGGCCTGACGGCAACATCGAGCACCACCTGGAAATAAACCTTCCTTCCTGAGGAACACCATGTTTGTGAAACCCAAAGACGGGCGGTCAGTTCATGACCCTGCCCGGGGCGACCTTTTGCCTGCAACAGGGCGAAATGTCGAACCAAGCCAGTACTGGTACCGTCGTGAACGCGACGGGGATATTGAGGTGGTGAAGCCATCTCAGGGCGCAGCACCGGACAAGAAGGTGAGCACTAAATGACAGTCTCCATGAATACTATTCCGTCTGATCTTCGCGTCCCGCTGTTTTATGCCGAGATGGATAACAGCGCGGCGAATACGGCGCAGACCAGCGCCCCTTCGTTACTGATTGGCCATGTGAACACTGGCGCAGCTATTGCGACTAACCAGCTGGTTTTCATGCCGTCAAAAGATTACGCCATTCAGCAGTGTGGCGCGGGCAGTCAGCTGGCGCGCATGGTTGAAGCCTATCGTCTCGTCGATCCCTTTGGTGAACTGTGGGTGGTTGCGGTTCCTGACACTGGGTCGGCGGCAACGTTCACCCTGACGGTAACGGGAGCAGCCACGGAGTCCGGGGTTGTCAGCCTGTACATTGGGCGCCGCCGCATTCAGGCCAGCGTCACAACCGGCGATGCAGTTGCAGCCGTCGCAACCGCGATCGCTGACGCCATCACTGCTGACGGCCAGACACCCTTTACCGCCGCAGCGGAAGCAGGTGTCGTCACGTTAACATCACGGCATAAAGGCACCTGGGCGAACGACATTCCCATTGCGCTGAACTATTACGGTTTCAGCGGTGGCGAAAAACTCCCGGCTGGCGTGCTGATCGCCATTGCATCTGGTGTGGCGGGTGCTGGCGCGCCATTGCTGACGGGTACGATTGCCGCGATGGGTGATGAGCCTTTCGACTATATCGGTCACCCGTTTAACGATACCGCGTCCATGAACACCTTCACGCTGGAAATGAACGATACCAGCGGGCGCTGGAGCTGGTTACGCCAGATTTACGGTCACGTCTACACAGCGAAAATTGCTGCTGTCAGCGACCTGATCACCGTAGGCGACATGTTCAACGATCCGCACGTCACCCTGGCTGGTTACGAAAAAACGGTTCAGTCGAACCCGGATGAGCTGGCCGCCAGTCGTACAGCACGTGCGGCAGTTTTCCTGCGTATCGACCCGGCGCGCCCGACACAAACGGGTGAGCTGACGGGCATGCTCCCGCCGCCAACGGGCAAGCGCTTTATTCGCTCGGAGCAGCAGTCTTTGCTGACGCACGGTATTGCGACCGCGTATGCCGAGGGTGGCGTTTTGCGCGTGCAGCGCGATATCACCACCTATAAAAAGAATGCGTATGGCGTAGCGGATAACAGCTATCTCGACAGCGAGACGCTGCATACCAGTGCTTACGTGCTGCGCCGTCTGAAAACGGTGATCACCAGTAAGTATGGTCGCCACAAACTGGCTAACGATGGCACCCGCTTTGGTTCCGGTCAGGCCATTGTGACGCCAGCGGTGATCAAGGGTGAGCTTCTGGCCACTTACCGCCAGATGGAACGTGCTGGCATCGTCGAAAACTACGACCTGTTTAAGCAACACCTGATCGTGGAACGCGCCGCAAACGACCCGTCACGTATCAACGTGCTTTACCCGCCTGATTACGTTAACCAGCTGCGCGTCTTTGCACTGCTTAATCAGTTCCGTCTTCAGTATCAAGAGGAGTCCGCATAATGTCGCGTATCGGCGGTACATGTTATTTCAAAATTGACGGTCAGCAGCTCTCGCTGACCGGTGGCATTGAGGTGCCAATGAACAAGGCGGTCAATGATGATGTCATTGGCCTGGATGGTTCCGTTGATCGTAAAGAGACACACCGTGCGCCGTATATCAAAGGCACGTTTAAAGTGCCTAAAGATTTCCCGGTTAACAAAGTGACCACGTCCGATCAGATGACCATCACCGCCGAACTGGCGAATGGTCAGGTCTATGTGTTGTCGTCTGCCTGGCTACACGGTGAAGCGAACCATAACGCTGAAGAAGGCACGGCAGATCTTGAATTCCACGGTGAAGAAGGAGATTACCAGTAATGAAAGAGCTTGAGCTTAAACACCCGGTCACCGCGCATGGCGAAACGGTCAGTGTTCTGGAATTTAACGAGCCGACAGGTAAAGACGTTCGTGAGTTGGGTTATCCCTATCAGATGAACCAGGACGAGTCGATCAAACTGCAGGCGCATATTATTGCGAAATACATCGTAAAACTCGCAAGCGTTCCTTTAAGCACGGTTGATCAGATGTCTCCTGGTGATCTCAATGCTGCCGGCTGGCTGGTGGCGGGTTTTTTCCTCCAGGGCTGACGGCGGAATATCTGACCGACCGCTATTTCGATTGCGCCAGTTACTGGCGCATTAACCCTTTTGAATTGCTGAATATGCCTGTCAGTGAAATCCCGTTACTGGTCAGTCAGGCAAACAGAATAGAGCAGGAGAAGCGGCGAAATGGCTGAGTTTGAACTGAAAGCGCTCATTACCGGCGTTGATAAACTTTCTCCTGCTTTGTCGCGGATGCAGAAAAACATTCGCGGCTTTAAACGGCAGACCGAAGAAGCGTCTAAAGGGGGACTGGCGCTAGCGGGTGGGCTGGCCGCTGGGCTGACAATTTCCCTCAAGGCTTACGCCGACCAGGAGAACGCGGCGACAGGACTAAAGGTCGCAATGATGCAGGCCAACGGTGAGGTCGGTAAAACCTTCGCAGACATCAATAAACTGGCAATCGGTTTGGGTAATCAGTTACCCGGCACCACGGCTGATTTTCAGAACATGATGCAGATGCTGGTCCGTCAGGGTATTCCGGCAGAAAACATTCTTGGCGGTGTGGGTAAAGCAACGGCTTACCTGGCAGTGCAGCTTAAAAAGACGCCTGAAGCGGCGGCTGAGTTTGCGGCGAAAATGCAGGATGCAACGGGTACGGCATCCGATGACATGATGGGCCTCTTCGATACCATTCAGAAGGCGTTCTATCTTGGCGTTGATGATACCAACATGCTGTCGTTCTTCACCAAAACCAGTTCTGTTCTGAAGATGGTTAACAAAGATGGCTTGAAAGCCGCGCAGGGTTTAGCGCCGATCAGTGTGATGATGGACCAGATGGGTATGCAGGGCGAGTCAGCCGGTAACGCCCTTCGAAAGGTTATTCAGTCGGGGCTTGATCTGAAGAAAGTCAGAGCAACAAACAAGGATTTGAGGAAGCAAGGCATCCGGCTTGATTTTACGGACGGGAAAGGTGGCTTTGGCGGCCTTGATACAATGTTTACTCAGCTTGCTAAGCTCCGAAAACTCACCGACACGGATAAAACCTCTGTTCTTAAAAGCTTGTTTGGTGATGACTCCGAAACCTTGCAGGTCGTGAATGCCCTTATCGATAAAGGTAAGGATGGTTACGATCAGGTTCAGCAGAAGATGAACCAGCAGGCCAGTCTGAACAAACGTGTAGAGGCGCAACTCGGCACGCTGACCAATCTCTGGGAAGCCATGACGGGCACCGCAACCAACGGCCTGGCCGCAATCGGTAGTGCGTTTTCAGGTGATACCAAAAATTTGACGATATGGCTCGGCGATTTGGGTGAGCGTTTCACGAACTTTGCTGATCAAAACCCACGCGTTATTCGCAGCGTAGCCGGTCTGGTGGCGGGGCTGGCCGTACTGAAGCTGAGCATCATGGGAGTTGGCCAGGCTATCACCCTTGCCAGCAGGCTGGCGGCAATGACACCGCTTGGGATGATCCTTACGGGGATCGCGCTGGCGGCAGGCCTGATTATTTCTAACTGGGATGCAGTGGGCCCTTATTTCAAATCGTTCTGGGATACCGTCTCGCCTTATTTCACAATGGGATGGGAGTTGTTCAAAACCGTGTTTGGATGGACACCGCTCGGACTCATTATTAATAACTGGGGGCCAGTGGTTAAGTGGTTCCAGGATATGTGGGAAAAACTCAAACCTATCATTGAATGGTTTACCGATGGAGCTAGTGAGACTGTAGCTGCCGCGAACGCTGCACAGTGGGGAGCGGGGGGTTATGGGGCTTATGGCGCTGGCGTTGCGAGCTCTGGTTATAACCCATACCAGATTAAACAGAGTGGACAAGCTCAACCGCAGGGAACCGTTACTGTTCAGTTTAAGGATGCCCCGCCTGGAATGAGAGTGACCGATACGAAAACATCAGGCATCGATGTTAACCACGATGTCGGTTACACCCGCATAGGTCGCACTGGCATGGGCGGTTGATGGTTAATTGATGGAATAAAAAGTAACCCGCCTCGGCGGGTTTTTTAATGGGTGAAGCAGCTATGACGTGGAAAGACAGGCTTCAGGATGCGTCATTCCGTGGCGTACCGTTTAAGGTCGAAAGTGAAGGCGCACCCGTTGGTCGTCGCGTTGAAACGCACGAGTATCCGAACCGCGACAAACCCTACACTGAGGATCTCGGCAAGGTCACCTTCCGGCCAGACATCACCGCCTATGTTGTCGGCGATGACTGTTTCGATCAGCGTGACAGGCTTATTGAAGCACTCAACAAACCGGGGCCGGGAACGCTTGTTCACCCGACTTATGGCGAGTTAAGCGTTTGTGTAAATGGTGAGATTAAAGTCGGCACGACGAGCAGCGAAGGCCGTATGGTACGCTTTGATCTGCTGTTCGTCGAAGCGGGTGAGCTTTCCTATCCCACTGCTGGCGCGGCCACGGCTAACAACCTGGTATCGTCCTGCTCTGCACTGGACGACTGCATCAGCGATAACTTTGATGAATTCGGCATGGATGGAATGGCTGATTTCATCCAGGGTGATGTTGTAGAGCGCGCAACAGGCATCCTTGATTTTGTCTCTGATTCAATGGCGATGGTAGATAGCTACGTTGCTGATGCCGCAAGGCTGATGCAGGGTGATATTTCTGTTCTTTTGCCGCCCCCATCATCAGGTAAAGGTTATGTGGACGCGCTTCAGAAGGTGTGGCGCACGGGAAATCGGCTTTACGGCAATGCCACTGGCGTCATGAAAATGATCAAGGGCCTCGCTGGTATCTCATTAGGCACTGATGCTGCTCCACGCGGTGTGTGGAAAACAGACAGTAAGTCGACAAAAAGCAGTAAGCAACAGGGTAATTACGTTGCCAGCGCGGTTCGTACAACAGCCATCAGTGAAGCCGCCTATGCCGTTACAACTCTTCCGTCGCAATCTTCTGTTAACAGAGTGCCGTCTCAGCAATCTACCGGCTGGACATCGGTAACGCACCCGGCATTAAATAATATGAGGGAGGAGACTATTCCTGTCGATGTTCCTTCATGGGATGAGCTGGTAGATATCCGCGATACGCTCAACACCGCCATCGATAAAGAACTGGGCCGAACAACAGACGACCGTCTGTTTCTTGCACTTCGCCGGGTGAAGTCCGATCTCAACAACGACATCAAAACTCGCCTTTCACAGACACAAAAAACGGTTGAACGTACGCCGGATGACGTGTTGCCTGCGCTGGTGCTGGCCGCCAGCTGGTTTGATAACGCCTCGCGTGAATCCGACATTGTCCGACGTAACGCCGTGGCCCATCCTGGCTTTGTTCCGGTGTCACCACTAAGGGTTCCCGTACGATGAACGACAACGTAACACTCAGGGTTAACGGCCGCGAGTGGGGTGGCTGGACGTCGGTGCGTATTGGCGCAGGCATTGAACGACTCGCGCGGGATTTCAGCGTGGAAATTACCCGTGAATGGCCTGGCAGTGATGGCTCTGCATCCCTGCAGCCTCGCGTCAAGAATGGCGACAGAGTGGAGGTGCTGATTGGTGATGATCTTGTCGTTACCGGATGGGTGGAGACGACGCCTGTCCGATACGATGCGCGTTCTGTCAGTACCGGCATCAGCGGTCGAAGCCTGACCGCTGACCTTATCGACTGTGCTGCAGAGCCTACCCAGTTCAACGGGCAGTCACTGGTTCAGGTGGCGTCAGCGCTGGCAAAGCCTTTTGGTATTTCGGTCATCAATTCCGGCGCACCTGCAGCAACCATCCCCGGCGTTCAGCCTGACCACGGCGAAACGGTGATTGAGGTGCTGAACAAAATGCTGGGTCAGCAGCAGGCGCTGGCCTATGACGATCCGAAAGGGCGTCTGGTTATCGGCGGCATAGGCTCCACGCGCGCGCATACCGCGCTAGTGCTGGGGAAAAACATCCTTTCCTGCGATACCGAAAAGAGCATCCGCGAGCGATTTTCAACGTACCAGGTTTCCGGCCAGCGCGCCGGGAATGACGACGACTTTGGCGCGGCTACCACCACGGCGTTACGGGCGAAAACCACGGATGCTTCAATAGGCCGCTATCGACCGATGGCGGTTCAACAAACAGGGCAGGCCACCGGAGCGAGTTGTATTGCCCGCGCCGAGTTCGAAGCCCGGCAGCGCGCCGCGCGTACCGACGAAACCACCTATACGGTCTGGGGCTGGCGTCAGGGCGACGGGACGTTGTGGCAGCCCAATCAGCGCGTCATCGTTTACGACCCCATTTGCGGGTTCAATAACCGCGAACTGCTTATCTCTGAAGTCTCATTCACAAAAGACAATAACGGCACGCTGACAGAGCTGCGTGTCGGACCGCCTGATGCCTACCTTCCGGAACCGGAAGACGAGAAAGCGAAGGGCGGCAAAAAACGCAAAGTGAAGGAGGACCCCTTCTGATGGGAACAATGCAGAACCTTCAGCGCCAGGTGCTCAGCCTCATTGGGCGAGCAGTGGTGAAAAGTATCAATGCGGCCAGTAAATGCCAGACGGTAGATGTTGAGCTGCTGGCAGGGCAGAAGAAAGCCGGAATTGAGCATCTGGAATCCTACGGGTTTACGTCCCGCGCTCAGTCGGGCGCGGAAGCCATTATTTTGTTTCCTGATGGCGATCGCTCTCATGCCGTCGCAATAACCGTCGCCGACAGGCGTTACCGGATGAAGGGACTCAAAACCGGTGAGGTGGCTATTTACGACGATCTCGGTCAGTCAGTCACGCTGACTCGCACGGGGATCGTGGTGGATGGGGGAGGCAAAATCATTACGTTCAAAAATGCCCCGAAAGCACGCTTTGAGATGCCGATCGAGTCAACCGGGCAGATTAAAGACCTGTGTGACTCTTCGGGCCAGACAATGGCGGCAATGCGAATTGCCTACAACGGGCACCGACACCACGAGAACGGAAACACCACTGACACGCCTGATACACCAATGGAGGCATGATGGAACTCTGGCTAACGGTAAACGGCCAGCAGGTCAACGCCAGTTCGCCGCTTGACCCGCTCACCCGCGCCGTGGTGATTTCGCTGTTTACTCACCGCCGCGCCGACCCCGATGACAATGCCGATGTGCCTATGGGCTGGTGGGGTGACACCTGGCCTGTGGTGGCAAACGACCGCTACGGTTCAAAGCTGTGGCTCTTACAGCGCAGCAAACTGACCAATGCCCTGGTGAATACGGTGCGCACTTACCTGCGCGACGCGCTTCAGTGGATGCTCGATGATGGGGTAGTGTCCCGTATTGATATCGATATCCAGAGAACGGGCATCAATGAACTCGGCAATCGCATCGTGCTCTGGCACCGGGACGGCCCGGTGACCTTTTCCTTTAACGACTTATGGAGCGTGATCACTCATGGCGGACAGTGAATTCCAGCGGCCTACGCTGGCCGAAAATATCAGCATGATCCGCACCGACCTGTTTGCGCGGCTGGATATCAATGATGAACTTCGCCGGATGGATGAAGACGTCAGGGCTAAGGTCTATGCCGGTGCGCTGCACACCGTTTACGGCTATATCGATTATCTGGCGATGAACCTGCTGCCGGACTTATGCGATGAGTCCTGGCTGGTGCGTCACGGAGCCATGAAGCGCTGCCCGCGTAAAGAGGCTACCGAAGCCGCAGGCTTTATACGCTGGGACGGTGTGGCGAACAATCTCATGGTTACTGCTGGGTCAGTTATTCAGCGTGATGATCTTGTTCAGTACACCGCTCTGGAAGACACAACCAGCGCGGGCGGGGTGCTGCGCGTGCCGATTTCCTGCAATGTCACGGGCTCTGTCGGCAACAGCGACGACGGCATTCTTCTTTCACTGGTAACACCTGTCAACGGTCTGCCTTCAGGCGGAGAGGCTGACACGCTTGTTGGCGGATTTGATATTGAAGATCTGGAGGTCTGGCGTTCGCGCGTGCTTGAGCGCTACTACTGGACGCCGCAGGGCGGTGCAGATGGTGATTATGTTGTCTGGGCGAAAGAGGTCGCTGGCATCACCCGCGCGTGGACGTATCGTCACTGGATGGGAACAGGCACGGTCGGTGTGATGGTGGCCAGCAGTGATCTGTTTAATCCGATTCTGGATGATGTCACCGTCGCCGCCGCGCAGGCGCATATCGAACCGCTGGCACCCGTGGCGGGGTCCGACCTTTATGTTTTCAAAGCCACGGCAAAGACCATCAATTTCACTATTGATCTAAATCCTGACAATGCGTCGACGCGCGCTGCTGTTGAGGCTGAACTGCGTTCGTTCCTTCTGCGAGATGGCTACCCAGAAGGTACGCTGGAATTATCGCGGATCAATGAAGCTATTTCTATTGCCGCAGGGGAGCACAGCCATAAGCTCATCGCCCCAGCTGTTGATACGGAAATTGCGAAGAACGAACTGGCAGTGCTGGGGGGGATCACGTGGGCGTGACGGAAGATGATTATATTCACCTGCTCGGGGCGCTGCTTCCTCCCGGCCCCGCCTGGTCAAGTGATGATGCCGCGATTAAGGGGGCAGCACCGTCTTTACTGAGAGTGCATCAGCGAGGCGACGACCTCATGCTGGAGATTGATCCCCGAACCACCACCGAACTGATTAACCGTTGGGAAAAGTGCTGCGGCCTGCCGGATGAGTGTATCCCGACCGGGACGCAGACTATGCGCCAGCGCCAGCAGCGACTTGATGCGAAAGTAAATCTTATCGGCGGCATCAACGAATCCTTTTATCTAAAACAACTCGCAGCACTCGGAAAGGCCGGAGCGACGATCACCCGTTACAACAAAGGGCCATTCAAGTGTACATCTGCATGCACCGACGCAACGTATTCAACGGAATGGCGTTATTACTGGCAAGTGAACATGCCGGCAGCAACTGATGCCACCTGGATGACCTGCACTGATGATTGCGATACGCCCGTTCGTTACTGGGGTGACACCGTCGCTGAGTGCGTTATCAACAAACTCTGTCCTTCCCACACCTATGTTATTTTTAAATATCCGTAACCGGAGACGCTATGCATCGTATTGATACACCCACTGCGCAGAAAGATAAATTCGGCGCGGGAAAGAACGGTTTTACCCGTGGGAACCCTCAGACCGGAACGCCAGCAACAGCTCTGGATGATGACTATTTTGATTCTATTCAGGAAGAGCTTGCTTCCGTTATAGAAGGTGCAGGGGTCGCCCTTGATAAATCCAGACGCAATCAACTTCTTGATGCCATTAAATCGCTGAGCACAGGGAGACTAACAGGCGTAAGAGTTATTACATCCTCTGGAACTTATACACCTACCCCTGGCACTAAAAATATCCTCGTTGAGGTACTGGGTGGCGGCGGTGGTGGCGGTGGCGCGCAGGCTGGTAATGGTTTTGCTTCTTTTGGCGCTGGCGGGGCTGCGGGCTCGTTTGCCAAAGGATGGTTTACTAATTTGCTGGCCTCTTATCTGGTCACGATTGGCGCTGGCGGCAAGGGAGGCGGAGGGACGGAAAACGGAAATTCAGGCGGGACGACTTCTTTCGGTTCACTGATTTCAGCCTCAGGCGGGAACCCTGGTCAAACCGCAGCGGCAGGTACTGACCCTTATATTATGGGAAGCCTTGGCACTTCAGGTACGGTGACGGGGGGTAACGTAATTTCCAATCCTTCACAGAATACAGGTGGTTTTGGGTTCCGTTTGAGTGCATCCGTTTGTTCTGGTGGTACTGGTAGTGACTCGAACTACGGACGCGGCGGTGATGCAGCTGCATCAACCAATCGCGCTGGCAGAAATGCTACTGGTAAAGGTGCAGGTGGTGGTGGTGGTCGTGCGGTTGCGCAGGCCGGAACCCCGTACGTTGGTGGTGACGGCAGTGATGGGATTGTACTTGTCTGGGAGTTTGCATAATGAGATATGCCGTTGTTGAAAATGGAATTGTGTCGAACATTGTCATCTGGGATGGCGAGAACGATATTTTTGCTGATTTCGTGACCGTAGAAATTACAGATGAAATGATTGTTGCTCAGGGATATAAGTATCTTGAAGGTAACTTTATCCCGCCCGTTGAGCCAGCGAAAAGCAAAGATGAACTGATTCAGGATGCCTCATTGAAGATAGCGTATCTTCTCTCGCTGGCAACTTCGAAGATCGTTATCTGGCAAACAAAACTGCTGGCGGGGAGGGAATTGCCGCCAGCTGATAGCGCAATGTTAAACGCCTGGCTGGATTACATTGATGTTCTGGAAGCATTAGATCTTAGTAATGCACCTGAAATTGACTGGCCAGTGACCCCATCCTGATATTATGTTTTAAATGTAAATCTATTTGATCTACCGATCGCCTAAAACTATTTTATATTAAAGAGATATGGATGGAGGGTTATGTTACAACTGCGAGATGCTAATGTCGCATTATATGCTGTAATGAAGATGGCATGAAAGCTCATTGTTATATCAGGACTGAGGGTTTCATTATCCTTAATGTAATTTTTCGGGCGGTATTCCGCCCTTTTTAAATTATAGCTTAATTTTTTTACCAATTTTAATGAAAGGTTTTTCAATAAGCAAGAATGTGAAAATTGAAAATGCCGTAAGGCAAAAAAACATAATGGAAATGATCATCATTGTTTGTATGTCATTGCCCTTATGCAAGTAATTGTTTAGCGCAATGAATGAAGGGAACAGTATTATCCCTTGCAAAAGGTAAATGCTATAACTGCATTCACCAAGCCTTACAAAGCCTTTCATTTTTAACAGCCCGAATAAATCAGCGCCCTTAGCTATCGATAGCATTATCAAAAGAGTTAATGGTGGTAATTTTACAGAATTAATGCCGGGTTTAAGAAGGCATATTGCAAGCAGCGCCCCAATAAGTAAATAATTAGCTGTTGAAATGGTAATAGAAAGCCTATCACTCAATTCTTTTGCTAGGATACCACATGCAAAACCAGAAAATATCCAGTATGAGGCATTTGTGAAGGTAGGCATAAAGTACAAGCATATGAACATGAATGCGATGGCAAACTCCATGCTCTTACGCCTGAAAAGGAAAAGGATAGGTAGGCAAAAGTAAAATCCCCATTCCCATCTGAGAGTCCATGTAACACCAGCTATGGCTATAGTGGATCTTTTTAATCCATTAATATCTGGTTTTTCGTTGAAAATACCCGCGTCAAGCCATTTAACAACGCTACTAAATGTTAATGAGTTATTTGATGGGAATCCAGAAATAAACAATATTACTATTATAGCTAGCAATGAAGCTATGATAGCTAATGGAGCAATTCTAAATAATCTATCTTTATATAAATTAAGCCAGTCAACACTGTTATCTTTTTTTATCTTTCCCCAAAACAAGAATGCAGTAATTGAAAAGAATAAAGAAACCCCTAATTTACCAATATAAAGAATAAAAGTTGAATTAGTTGTCCATTTACCATCAATAATATAATTAAGATAATAGTCTGCGTGATGAAATACTACGAGTGATGCTAACACATATCGCAATCCATCCATATTGGAATATCTACCGATATCAAACCTGTCATCATCCATAAAGGAGAAAATTTTTGAGCTAAATACAAAACCACATAATACAATGGAGGATAAAGCCCATATATACAAAAGCCCTTTATCTAACATCTTTTACCCAGAAAGTTACATTTGTTTCATAATGCTCTCACTATAACATCATAAAAGATATTTTTCACTAAGAGTCAATGGCATGGGGCAATTGTTAAAAATGATTGTTGACTAAGGTAAGGGAATGGCTGCTGTGTATATAAACAGTGTTTGTTGGGGGGGGGTCATGCCACGTAGATATGAAATTAACACAGCTTTCAATGCGGCTATCCAGCGACACACGAAAGGATACCTGCGCCTTCACACTGATGACTTCATCCGTGAACCTGGCATCTTAAACTGGCATTTCAGCCGGAAGGACGCGAACGAGTGGATAGAACGTTACCAGAATGACTTTGCTGACAAGACGCCAGACCAGAGCGATAACCGGTACTGGATGCTCCGTAACATGGGGAGGATTTTCTAATGGGATTCCCATCGCCAGCTAAAGATTACGAAGAAGATCGCCTGACGGTCGATAAGTTTTGTGGTGTTGATATGAACTGCAAGGTTATCGAAACGGACCTCGGCTGGGCAGTTATCAATATCGCGCTACCTGTTATTCCTGGTGTCATCGTTCTGGCCACGTTTGACGGGCGCAATCACTTTGCAAAGGTAATGGGTCGCTCACTTATAACGGAAGACGGGGAAGCGGTTGAGGGTGAGGCATTGGAGGATGTTGTTGTTCATGGCGTGGTGACATTTACCATCAATCGATGTTCGGATGATCGATGTCCAGTTGGATAGTGTGTCAATGTAATTTCAATCACATCAATCTAAGCCGCTTGAACGAAATATGAGCATAACTCATGTTGGATGATAACTTTCAGGAATAGAAGGTGAAGATCAATTTATGTATTGGACTAAGTAATAATTTTTATCATACAATAGCAATTATCACTATGGTTTGATATGCAGTCGGGCGTTACAAGCTAACTGGAAAGTAATATTTCATCAGAGAGCTTAATTTTAAAGGATAATCATGACGCAAAAATATTACTTAAGTAACATACATTGGGGTGGGATTATTTTTGGGATTTGTGTCTTATTGATGCGCGAAGATCTCAATGAACCTCTGGTGAAGGTGATCCTATGGCTTAGTTTTTTTAATGGGATATTATTTCCCTTTGCCAAGAAAGCAATAGAAAAAGTTGCGCTTAGATATTCATCCTCTGAGGATTGGACCTCCGGTTCGTTTATAGAGACACCTATGAAAAATGGATTATATGCGATGTTCTATATACTAATATTCATCGTAACTATTCCATTATCTATTATCTATGGTTTGTATTGTTTGAGTAATAAAAAGGCCATGTAATTATGGCCTTTTCGGTTGTTAATGGGTAATAGTATTTACTACTTTATTGACTAATGCTTCATTAACAAGAGCACTCACTGCAGCCATAATAACAGCGTAACCAATAATTCCTAATGGTGTACCAAGCATAATACTGAATGCCCATGCTGTGAGAACACCAGCTTCCTTGGCCAGTAGCATAGATTCTGCTTTGACAAAGAACGGCCGCCAGTTATTGGTCTTAATGGAGGTCTGTAAAGACACGAGTAGATCATACATATCCATCGTGATGCCAACAATTCCGAAAGCTTTGCCAAAAGCCACCAATTGCTTAGCAGCTTTTGATCTATCAACAGCCTTTAGTGCATTCGCAATCGCTTCACGGTTTGAAGTGCTAAGATTGGCATCAAGAATAGCTTTATTTTTTGAAAATGCAGCCATAGCTTGATCAACATTTTTCATTGGTTTGCCTTTGGATGCCGCTTCAAGTTCTTTAGCTATAGCGGCTTGCTGGGCACCGTATTTTGCACCGATTTCTTTATAAAAATCAGAAGTCATTTTGATTGCAGAAGTATATGCTTCACGTTCGGTCAGGCCTTCATTATACGCCTTAGTCAAAGCCGGAACTTCTACAAATTTCTTGCCGTCAGGGAGTTGTACAGATTCACCATGCCCAGTACTCATTTTTTTATATTTAGTAACCATGATTCCAATTTTACTGCCCTGAAGCTTGAAATTAGCGGGGATCTTCCCTGAACGAATCAAGTTTGCGGCATCATTCCAGTTAGATACACCTCCATTTTTTCCTGAACCGCCATTGGACGAAGGATTCGAGACACCTGTAAATCCGGCAACTGTATTTGAATACTTTGAGTTACCATCAACTGAAACTGTATGATAGGCTCCAGCTATATCAGCTTGATAACCGCCATTATCATCTTTACCAATATTAGTAACCTGCGAAGGACTAATCTGTGTTCCACCATAGCTATTAAATTGCGCTGCAATATCTGATGCTGATGGAGCTTTAGTACCTACTGGATTGCCATTCCCATCCAATTTAATACCACCACCACCGATACTACCAGAGTCATCACCACCAGAGTGAACCCCATCATTCCACGAACCACCAAATCCAGTCCAAGCCATAATTTTTATCCCGATTAAGTTATTGATGTTTTATTATTCTGATGCGCAAACAGTTTCCAATTGATGAAATAAGGAGATTATTATTCGCCGTCTTACTGTTTTTTTATACAGTGGTTTAAATGTATATGTGCGAGACCAACGCGTCAATATCGAAATAGAATAAACTACATAAATTAATAGGTTTATTATGGAGGTGATGTTAATTATAGGTGCTGGTTAAGTTAAGGTTAAAGAGATGTTAAAGTAAATGATATTTTATATTTGTAAGTGAGCCGAACTAACTGGGCACAAACCTTGATAAATATTTGTAAACTGTCGCCAATAAAAGTTATTGAACTTAATAACACCTTGAATATATAGTAATTAAAAAAGACATAAAAAGGCGAAAAATTCATATAACTCATTGAAAATGAATGAAAACACGCATGATTTAAAATCCCTCGGCGTTCGCGCTGTGCGAGTTCAAGTCTCGCTCCGGGTACCATGGGAAAAAACAGAATAATCAAAGCAATAAGCAGTGTCGTGAAACCACCGAAAGGTGGTTTTTTTGTGCCTGAAATTCACGTTTGGCATTCGCTTTCGCCCTAACGCGAGGAAATCCCTGCCCCACACGACGATCAGCAGTTATCAGCCATTGGTCTTAAGCGTGATTAAATTGGTTGAGCGTGTTTTATGTGAAAAGGTACTGAATGAGTGACCATAAAATATACAGAGTGAATGCAATCTTTATCACTTTAAATGGGTATCTTACATAGCGCCATTCGTGGCGTTCTCTGGCGTTGGCTTTTAAGATTGAAGCTTCTACACTCGGTTTCTTTTTGCTTCTTTTCCGCAGTTCATCAAAACCCCAAAGAAAAAGAAGAATAACTATCCCTATTTTAAACAGTACCGAGCTGTCTATATTGAAATGCGTTTCCCAGTTCCAGTTAATATTGTTCATTCTTCTGACCTTTTACTTTTTGGGCTTAACCGCAGTAATTTATAACAAGTTGAACCTCTTATATCCACTAAAAGCGAAGGGTAGTCAACCATGGTTATAATCATGCCTCAAGAGTGTCCTGGTGATGTCAGTTTCGCGCTAGGGTTATGATGGCTGCCTCTCCCTCACAACGTCCCCAAAACGTAGCGGGGACGGCTCCGTCACTATTGCTGTCAATAAAAACATGTTTTAAAAAACAGTATTGACCTCAAATCTTAAATGAGTAAATTAGTACTCAGCAGCACAATGAAAGTCGTTAGTAAATAGTATAAAGTACTGAGTTAAGCCATTTTGCTTTACGGGCCACGAAGTTTGTTGTTTGGGATGTAGTTTGCTTTCAGGCCTCGTAGTGGTTGTGCTGGTTCGCAAAATGGTCGTGATAGCGCGACGATGTAAAGCCTTGTTTTCTTGTTAATGTCGACGGTTTTGTTTGTTGATGGTACCGTATTGGCAAAGGGCAACGCATCAAAGAGTATATGTCGCGAGGGGGGATGTGCTTGTTCAAGTTGCCACGCTTAGCTTTTATAAGCGCAGGCAGGTATATAACGAGATAAATAGAGGGAGGTTTATAGTATTAACGCCCAATATTATCTGTAGTAAGTAAACGGGTACATTTAAAAGCAGTATCAATAGCAGTATCACTCTATTAAGTCCATTAATGTCAAATCTGAAATCTGTAGTACCTTAAAAGCCCTGGCTGCAATGGTCAGGGCTTTTAAGATTACTCCCTCTTAGAATTGTAAGTTTTCCCAACAAATCACTGACAAAACTAACCTTGATTATTATCCCATAAGAGTCCAACATGCCTCATCGGTTTGGCATACAGACCTTATGAAAGCAGTTTTAGTAAAGCAGTCCTCATTTCAAGCGATATCCTTAGATACTCTTCTGCATGAGCCTCCTCCTAAGTGCCCAATAAGTCCTCATCTGCAAGCAGGCCATGTTCGCCGCCACGTGTGGCTCAAAAAAAGTTAAGGAAATATCTATGTCTAACAAAATGACTGGTTTAGTAAAATGGTTTAACTCTGAAAAAGGCTTCGGCTTCATTACGCCAGCAGACGGTAGCAAAGATGTATTCGTACATTTTTCTGCTATTCAGAGCAGCGATTACAAAACGCTGGACGAAGGACAGAAAGTTGAGTTCTCGATTGAGAATGGTGCCAAAGGTCCGGCAGCGGCTAACGTTATCGCGCTGTAATGGCTGATAACGGCATGAACACTTATAACAGCGATGACGGCATCTGCCTGAGCAGATAAGTGAACGTGATAAAAAACCCGCCTCGAGCGGGTTTTCTACGTTTAAGGAAGGCATGCAGCAGAAGATGACCGTCGTTTTATTTCAATTGATAGAGTGAAAAAACGAAACCAAAAAGTGCAAACCCAACGACTGCCACAAAAAGAAAGCCGATTAGAAATTTCCAACCCAACACCTTTCCTCCCTAAGTCTGTTAAATAAACTTGAGAGATAATAATATTCACGATTAACAGGTCAACCGGTGCAGGTGTTTTTCAGAATAAGCAGTCATGGACACCTTTCACAGGGCGATTTTCTGCATCTGACACTCAATTTTCTCGTGAATATTCCATTCAGCAGTAAGTACTGAAATACCAAAAGTGTTTGCGGTAGGGGGATGAGATGGATTTTTTTGCAGTGAGCACATTTATATGACTAACTGACGATTGCATCAAATACTGATGCAGGAGAGATTGCTTACTGTCATATCAAAACCAGTCAAACACACTGTGTCACAAGCCACTTCTTGCGACGTCTGACACAGTGTCATGCATTGATAATGTTACAATTAACCCTATGAATTTTCGAGATGTTTTATTGCGGCTTCATAGGCTAACGCTTCGTCAACGGAAGCGCTCGTTTCGTAAATATGCACATACTTGCGGGTAAGGTGCTGAATCAGCATTTTTGGCGTTATGTGGTCTACTATGCCTGCCTGGATAATGTCAAAGACAGCACTGCCTATGACCCTATCTACATCGTTTGTCACGAATGGGTTGGATGAAAAGCTAATCATGTCGCTGTCCCGGATTGCTAATGTATACATTTAAGCATACACGGCTTACTTCATTCGTGTACTGTGCGGCCGTCGTTTTCAGACATTTGTGATTATCATCCGATAGTTTGGTCCAGAACGGCAACTCGATTGCCTGTCTCATATGACACTTATCGAGAGAATTGATGTGTAGAGGAATGAAGAAAATTAAGAGGTTAGACTTTTTTTGGCGATCTTCAAATCTTGATCTTATAACAGGTAAAAGCGCTTTGATCGTGTGGGTGATAATCTTCTCTTGAAAGGCTTTCGGCCCGGCAAAATGTCATAGCGCATGAGATGGAAGGTAAGAATGCTTTGCTTATTATCACAGTCCGTGCCTTAATGTCCGGATAAGTTCGATGTACAAGCGAACGTAAACATTTTATCGGGCAGTCCTCATTACCAGGTGCTATCGCTGATACCCTTCCTTCTGAGTCCATACGTTTATTATTATACGTTTATTACCCCACTCATCATGTGTAACAGGAGTAAATATGCCTTCAAGAATCAGAGGCCTGGTAAAGTGGTATAAAGAAGACAAAGGTTTTGGTTTCATCTCTCCTCTTGATGGAGGCAAAGATATCTCAGTTAATGTTTCGAATCTTCAGGGTGATAATTGTCAAACCCTATTTGAAGGACAGGAGGTTGAGTACACTATTTATAATGGTAACAAAGGTCCGGCTGCTTCTAACGTAATACTATGTGATAAATAAATAGGTATGGTTTTGCGATATAGAGGGGAAAGATGTCTGAGCAGGCATTATTGTAAAATGAGGCCAGCATATTTTCAGTTGTGCTGACCGGAATGATGAAGCACAGGCCTCTCGTATGAACAGTCTAAAAGCTGACGTTACTGAAGTATAAACAGCAACGAGCGCCAGTGATTAGACGGCCTACAACAGCATCATTTTTGGTATTCCCTAAACTATTGCTAAATATGGGGCGTTAGTTGTAACGCTCATTATATCTGCAATAATTTTTTGCAGTCATTTCGCTGACTTGAACAAGGTGCTGCAAAACGGGCAGACCAGTTGGGATCCTTTTTGAACGCGACTAAAACTGTGTTCTGAGTCTTTAGAACAGTTTGGACATGGACACTTGACTAAATAATTACGACGGGTTTGTGAATTTTTACGTCCAGACATAGGCATCTCCTGATATAAGGGACGACCACGATACACGTTTACTATAATAATTACTCGTGTTTTTTACGATGAATTAAGAAATGCCAGGAATTTGGAAATACAAGTTTTTTCTGAGAAAAATCTACCGGTATAGTCTGTAAGGAGGGCTCATAATATTTGAGCGAAAAGCAGATATCCTTTAATCCGCATCTCATATCCCTTTTTTGATGATGAAATGCTCATTCTTTCATGCTCCTAAAATGTTTAGTGCACAGCGCAATCGTCTACAGTCTACCGTTTACCTTTTGGTTATCCTTAAGCACGTCGATTGCAGTTTGCATTGCAACTTTGTTATCTCTGCCTGTTAGTTTTTTCTGCGTAACCTGCAGGTATTCAAGAAGCGTGCGAGTATTGATTGGACGGCCAGTTTTCCCGACTTCGAGTACTGCATTACCCAGAATGATTTTTACGGGTGGAAGCTGGGCTGGGTACCAGTCGAGGGTGTCTTCTGATTTCAT